GTCGGTGATGTGCGCCCCGGTGCTGGGGGTGCCCCCGCGCCTGCGGCTCCGGCTGTGCCTCCCCCGCCCCCGCTCCCAGCGGCGCCAGCAGGACCATCGGCCTATGAGTCTGCGCTCAGCGCCGTTAAGGACTACGGCACTCGTGCTGGACGTACTTTTGCCAATATTGCCCAACACCCATTGGCGGTAACCGGCGCAATGGGTTTTGGTGTGGGGGCGCAGGCCCCTGAAATAATGGAGCATTTGAACAAAAAAGATTACGGCGGCGTGGCCGCAGACATCGGCAGAGGCGCGGCCTACGGCACAGTGCCTGCGCTATTGCCAGCGGCAGTTCAACGCGGACTAGCCGTGGCGGGGCCGATGGCGGGCGCGGGGATGAACGTATACGACGCCGGTAAACGCGCCTTGAACAAGGACTACACCGGCTCCATGATCTCTGGGGCTGGCGGCCTAGCGGCGCTTGCTCCTCTTGCAATTAGCGGCCCCGTGGGCTGGACAGTAGGTGGCCTTGGTATGCTTACCCCGGCAATCATCAACTATTTGCGCGACAAAGAAGCCCGCGAACGCGCTGGCGGTGGCCGAGGCTTTGTCAACCCCCAAGAAAATTATGTGCCTACGCGCCCCGTTGTTGGCCGTGATCCTTCTCGGATGGCTTCGTAAACCCAAAAATAATATACAAAATTAAAAATGTTTTAACGGAAACAAAACAAGCTAAGATAATCCACATGTTGTCTCTCCTCGATCAATAGATCGTTAGCCCCCATCACTGGGGGCTTCTTTTTTACATGTGCCCGCGCTTCTCGCGCAGCTTAGCGGCCACTTCGCTGTTAAGCGACTCCACGAACCCGATGCACTGGGCGCGCTCCTCGCGGGCGTATTTCAGGGCCACGGCGGCCTCGACCTTGCGGGCAAACTCCAGCACCTCTAGGTTGTCGCAGTAGATCCCCTTGGGGTCAATGGGCGCGTCCGGGGCTTGGCTGCGGCACTGCATCACGATCTGTTTGATCTGGTCTTCGGTCATTGTTTTCTCCGGGTTAATGTAACTTCAGGTTTGAGTATAATCCAATCCATGACTCTTGCCGAATACTTCAAGACCGACGTGCGCGGCGCCAAATCCGAGATGGCCGAGTACCTCAAGATCAGCCCCACGTGGATGGCGCTGATTATCGCTGGGCGCCGCAAGGCGTCCCCGGTGCTGGCGCTGGCCATCGAGAAGGCCACCAACGGCATGGTGACCCGCCAAGAGCTGCGCCCTGACATCTTCTGCTAGGCCCCGGCCTTCCTGCGCCGCTTCATGGCGTCCATCAAAATATCCTGCACCTCGCGCTTGGTCTCCAAGCGCTCCAGCACCAGCTCGTCCACGGTCCCCTTGGCCAGTATCCGGTGAATGAAGACCGGGCGGTCGTGGCCAGCCTGCATCTGCCGGGTGGGGCCGATCCGCTCGATGATCTGGAGGTGCTCCTCCAAATTCCAGTCGACCGCAAAGAACACCAGTATGTTGCCGCCGTCTTGCAGGTTCAGGCCGTGGCCTGCGCTTTTCGGGTGGGCGAACATGACCGGGATCTTGCCCGCATTCCAGTCGCGGATGGTCTGCGGGTTCTTGTCCAGATGCTTGCCCTGCGGGAAAGCCTTGAGCAGCCGCGCTAGGTCGCTCTGGAAGTTGTACGCCACCAGCACCGGCATGCCTGCGGCCTCCTCAAGGATCGAGTCCAGCGCCTCAATCTTGGCTTTGTGCAGCTCGCGCCACTCGATGGCGCCCTCGCCCACGTACATCGCGCCGTTGGCGATCTGGAGGCACTTCTGGGTCTTTACAGCGGCGTTGAAGGCCTCGACCTCGTGCCCCGAGTCCAGCGACGTGAACATCTCCTTCTCCATGTCCTTGTAGTGCTTGCGCGCCTTGGGCGGCAGCGTGACCATGATGTCGTTGATCACCGGTTTCTTGAGGTCGAACCAGTCCTTGGCCTCGATGGTCAGGCACACGTCGCGCAGCTTGTCTTGGATCTCGGCTTGGGCGTGGCGCATGGGCTCCAGCCCAAAGCCGTCGCGGGCGGTCTGAAACCAGCGCTGCGAGAAGGCCGAGAACGTGCGCCCCAGCCGGTTGCCCGCGTCGATGAACCACGCCTGCCCCCAGAGGTCCTTGAGGCCGTTGCTCGCGGGCGTGCCGGTCAGCTCCACCAGCCGCTTGATGCGCGTGTGCGCTATCGAGCCCAGCGCCTGCGCCCGCTTGCCGCCTTGGCGCAGCCGGAAGGACTTGACCTTGGTGGACTCGTCCAGCACCACGGTGCTGTAGGGCCACTTGTCGCCCCAGTAGGCGGTGAGCCAGACGAGCTGCTCGTAGTTGGTGGTGTAAACCTGCGCCGGGCTGCGCACGGCGGTGATGCGCTCGCGCTCGGTGCCCGTGATGGCCACCACGTTCATGCCGCGCAGGTGCTCCCACTTGAGCACCTCGTCGGGCCATGTGCCGGTGGCCACGCGCAGGGGCGCCACGACCAGTATGGGGCCGTCCTCGACCATCAGGATGGTCTCCAGCGCGGTCAGCGTGGCCACGGTCTTGCCGGTGCCCATGCCCGACCACACCGCACAGCGCGGGTTGTTCAGGATGTGCTCGATGATCATGCCCTGATACGGGCGGGGGTTGAATGGTTGTCTCATGCCAGCAGCGCGTCCACGCCCTCAAAGCTGTCGATGACCTCCACGAACTCACCGAGCCTGCGCATGCGGTTGTGCTCGCGGATCTGCGTGGAGCGGGGCTTCTCGCCGGGCGCCTTCAGCTCGACCCAGATGGGCTGGCGCCCCGGCAGCATGACCCTGCGGTCCGGCGCACCGACGTGGCCGATCCACTTGGCCTTGCGGCACTCGCCGCCCATCTCCTTGACCCGCTTGAAGAGGTACTTCTCGATGTCTGATTCACGCATTTTTAGCCTTTTGTAACGCGGCCCGCTTGGCCATCTTGGCATCGTGGGTGGCTAGTTGTTGTTTGTGTTCCTGTTTGTACCGAATTGCGCGTTCAGCTTTGGCCGCTCTTGCCGCAGCTTTTTTGATTAAACGGGCTTCGGTATCCGCTGCTTTTTCGATAGCCTGAAGCCGTTGCAATTCCAGCATCTCGGGGGTCTTTTGCAGTCTCAGTTCGGCTTGCGCGGCCTTGGCTGCGTTCTCCGCATCAAAGCGGCGCCGCGCTTCTTCGGCCCGATGGGCTTCCATCTCGGGCGTCAGGTGCATGCTCTCGCGGACGTACACGTCTTTGTCGCCCTGCCACATGCCTGACTCTAGGATGTGATCGCGCAACATGCTTTCGGCTTCAAGGCGCGTTGTGCTTTTTGGTATGGGGAGACGCACAATAAATGTGCCCATGAATTTATCTTTGGTCATATCACTCTTTCCTGTATCGGTATGTTTCAAAGCCCGCTGCTGCCAGCGGCATGTCTGGTGCCCACGCGGGCGGTGCGGCCAGTAACGCGGCCATGTGGTCCACGTTGTACTCCGGCAAGTCCGGTGCCTCGGCGATGATCTCGTCGTGGACCGTGAGGGTGATCGTGTAGCCCGCCGCCTCGATCAGCGGCATGTTGGCGGCCATCACGTCACGCGCAATGGCTTGGCACAGGTTCTCAAACAGCTTGCCGCCGTGCGTGGGGATGCGGGTCCACTTGCGCGTGAACTGGTCCACGCCCATGTAGGTGATGCCCTCGTCGACAATCTTGGGCAGCGGGTAGCACAGCGAGCGGCCCGAGGGCAGGCCCAGCAGCAGGTAGCCCTTGGTGGCGCGGATCTTCAGGCCCAGCGTGGTGTACGTCGTGCCCCGCGTGTTGAGGGCCTGCATGACCACGTTCTTGAGCCTGCCCCAGTACCCGGTGATGTTGGGGTGCGCCTCGCGCCATGCGCGCTTGAGCGTGTCGCAGGCCACAAAGGCGTCGTCGGACAGCCCGTAGCGCGGCTTGCTATCCTTGATGACCCGCGTCAGGTAGTAGTCGGCCTTGTCCACCAGCTCTTGGGGCGCCAGCGGCAGGACCTTCTGGGCTAGGTCCTCAAGGTCGATGCCGTAGGCCCCGGCAAAGGTCGCAAACGCGCCCACGCCGCCCTCGTAGGCCAGCGCCAGCTCTTGGACCTTGCCGACCTGCCGCTGGTCCTTGTTGACATCGTCGGGCTTGACGCCGAAGGACTTGCTGTACGCCAGCTTGTACAGGTCGGGGCCGGTCCCCTCATCGAAGTCGCGGAAGGCCTTGAGCTTCCACTCCTCGTTGGCCAGCCACGCCTGCACCCGGCCCTCGATGTTGGCCAAGTCGGCCACCACCAGCTTGCGGCCCTTGGGCGCCACGATGCAGCTACGGATGGACGAGCTGGTCAGCTCCATCACGTTGTCGGTGATCAGGTGGGCGCNCCCCGCCTTGAGCGCCGCGATGCCCTGCTCGATGACCGATTGCTTGAGCGTGGGCCGGGGCAGGTTCTGGGGCTGGAAGAGCCGCCCGGCCCAGCGGCCAGTGCGCGCCGCGCCGTTGAATTGCAGGGTGCCGCGCAGGCGGCCATCAGCGCTGGTGCCCCTGCGCAGCACCTTGTACTTGCTGGTGCTGGTGGAGCTGGCTTGCAGCCGCACCGTGAGCAGCTCACGCAGCGCCGGGTCGATGTCCGTGCCCAGCAGCTTTTCCACCGTGGCCATCTGGAGGTCGGGCATGTCGATGCCGTAGTTCTCAAGTATGTGTAAGCGCAGCGCTGCACCTTGCGTAGTATTGCCAACTTGGCCGTCGGTCAGCTCCACGGCGCGCTCGGCCAGCCCGGTCTGGGCCTTGGCCACGGCAGCGATGGCGGCATGCACCAGCTCCATGTCGATGGCCACGCCGGTATCGTTAATGCGCTGGTCAAGGTACCACAGCGCCTTCTCGGCGGGGGTCATGTTGATCATGGGCATGCGCTTCTTGACCTCGCGCATGGCCTCAATGTCCGAGGCCGCGTAGGCCTTAAAGCGCGCCCACTCTGCCGGGTGCGTCTCGCGGGTCGCCCGGCGCAGGATGCGGTTCTTGCCCAGCGGCTTGCAAAAGAGCTGGATCAGGCGCTTGCCGTCCTTGTCCTTGGCCTTGTCTGCGGGCAGGCCCAAGATCGCGCAGAGCATGCCCAGCGCGCCGGGCAGGCCGTGGCTCAGGGCTTGGACCATGGTGTCGTGGATGCGCTCGACGGGGATGGTGATGTCCAGCGCGTGGCGCAGCACCGTGCGGTCAAAGTGGCTGTTGTGGATCACCACGGTCGTCTCGGGGTTGGCCAGCGCGCTCTTGAGCTGCGGGTGAAATAACTCCAGCGGGTCCGTGAAATCGTGGACCCGGACGTGGTTGTCGTCAACGGCCCACGCGCACAGCAGTACCTCCGCGTCTGCGGCGTAGGCATGCGTGCCGTGGGTTATGGGCGTCTCGGAGAAGGTCTCCAAGTCGAGGTACAGGTGGGTCATTGCTCGCGCTCAAGTGCATCCCGAATACTCTTTGCGGCGTCTTCCAGCTTTTCACCTTGGAACACGCGACCGATCAGCTCAGGGTTCTTTTTGGCGTAGCCATCCCCAAATATCTCGTCGATTTCCTCCACGATGGACTGAAGTTGGTTTTTTGTACGGCTCATAAATTTCTCAAATGTGGGTGTGTAAGAGGTGGGGGTACTCGCTGCACTGGTGAGATTCGAACTCACGGATCGCCAAGCATTGCTCATGACAGCCCTTGACGACCTATAGTCATGTCACCGATTGACCTGACTCCGGCACAGCATCCGCTTTCCCCCCAAAAATCAAACCAGATCGTCCGCTGTCAGGTCGTCGAAGTCGTCGTCGCTGGCAACACCGCCGCCTGCGAAGCTCTCGCCGTCCTTATAGAACTGCACGCCTCTCAGCGTGGCGTTGACGCGCTTGCCGTAGTTGTTGTCCTGCGTCCACAACTCGACGCTGGCGTTGACGTAGCAGCCAGCGTAGGGCTTGCCGTCCTCAGCGGTCAGCGGGGCCTTGTTCACGTCGACCACCAGCGGGCGCAGGGCGTTGCGTGCGCTGACGTACATCATGCCCTCAAAGCCGTCGTAGTTGGCCTTGAGGTCACCGCTGTGCAGGCAGGTCTTGTCGGCAGCGCGGATCGTCTTGAGCATGGCATCGGACTTGGCGCCCCACTTCTCTTTGGCCACTGCCTCGATGGCCTTGTTCAGGACCTCAAGCTGCGGGTCCTTGGGGTCGATCAGGAACGCTGCGGAGAAGGCAGGCTTGCCCTCGCCGTTGACGGTCTTGGCCTCAAAGAGCTGGGGGAAACACAGGCGGACGTTGTTAAGTTTTACTATCATGGGGTACTCCAAAGGTTAAAGGTTTGTCACGTCATCAAAATCGGAAACGGCTGCTGACGTAACCAGCGCAGGACGTTTGTCGGAAAGGGGTGCAACGGAGGGCGAGCCCTCGGACTGCGTGATCAGCTCGGAGACCTGAGCCCACTGCTCTACGGTCAGCTCGTTGGCCTTGACCAGCTTCTCTGCGCTGGTGGGGCTAATGAGCTTGTGGTCGTACATTACGTTGGGGTTGAGGCCTAGGGTCTTGAGCAGGGCCTCGGCGTCCTCGGCCTTGGTCCATGCCCGGTTGCCTTTTTTGCCCTGCACCAGCTTATAGCCGGGCACCTGTTGGCCAGCCAACAGCCTGCGCTCAACCTCGGCGCGCACGGCCTTGACCCACGACTCGATCAGGTCGGCGTTGGCCATTACCCGGGCGAGGTCCTCATCGTCGGCTGTCTCGGGCACCACGGTGTCAAAGTCGTCCATGACGGTGGCGCGGATGGCCGGGCAGGTCGCCTTGGCGCGGCACCACTGGCAGCCCTTGGGGGTGGGCCAGAGCGGGGCGTCCGGCCAGCGGGTGGCGTCGGCAGCCTCGCGCACGCGCTGGGCAAAATCCTTCAGATCGTCAAGGCTCAGGGACCACTCAGGGCTTGCGCCGAGGCGTGGCTGCACGATGCCCACGGTCACCTTGGTGAAGTCGTGGATCAGGTCCCATTCCTTGAACACGGCGTGCGCGTACATCAGGAGCTGGGGGTTTTCCTCGGCCTCGACCTCGACGCCCCGACCGAACTTGGCGTCCAGCACGATCAGCTCTTCCCCGGCGATGATGACCGCGTCGGCGGTGCCGTGGGCGCCCCACTCGTCGGTCATGTGCTCGATGGAGACGCGCTGCTCGACCAGCAGGGTGCCGTTGGTCTCGGCCACGCGCTTGCGCACGTAGTCCACGTAGGTCTGCACGGCGCGGGCTTGGTCGTCGTTCAGGGTCAGGCCGGTCTCGGTGTCAGTGACGCCGATGTACTTGGCCGCGTCGGTGTTGGCCAGCAGGCAGTGCGCCGCCACGGTGTGCATCATCGTGCCCTCGCTGGCCGCGCTGGAGCCGGTGTCCTCGATACCCTCGCTCAGCGCCACCGAGCCGGGGCAGGTCATCCAGCGCACCGCGCTGCTGGGGGACAGCTTGGCGTGCGTGCTCATGCCAGCTCGGCCAAGAAGGCCGCGTAGTCCTCGGGCTTGAGCTGGGGACCCTTGGCCGCGCCGAATTTCTTGAGGGCCGACAGCACCTTCTCACGGTCCTTGGGGAACGTGTCGGTGATGGCCTTGGACACCACTGCGTAGTCGATGGCCGCTTTAGACGACACAGCGGGGGATGCAGTCGTAGTAGGCGCCTCGGGTTTCGCTGTAGGGGCGGCTGCCTCGGCCTTCGGGCGTAACTTTGGGATGGGAACTGCCTTCTCGGGGGTGGGCGTCGGGATGCTCAGCAGGGCTTCCCGGTTGGCCCGTAGGGTCTCGTTCAGGGCGGTCACCGCGTCGGTGAGGCCCCGGATCGTGTCTTCTAGGCTCATGTGTGTATCTCCGTTAACCCACAACACAATTATTGTGGAGCAGCCATCTTACCCCACTTTTTTGCCGGTTGCTGTAACTTTTTAAAAAATATTTGTTGTAAACCACAAAAAGCTGTTGTAAGATGCGCTTCCCTACAACTTTTTTGGAGTAAACACATGCACATAAACCCATTCAAACGGATAGCTACGCTAGAGGCGGAAATGAAAGCGATGCGCGAGAACTACACCACGCTGTTGCGTGATCTGCCGGACTTCTGGGCTCGCTTGGCCAAGGTAGAAAAGCAGGCGGCTGCGGCCCTGTCTATGTCGGCCACCACCACAGACGTGATGTCCAAGCTGCCCAGCATTGCTGTGATGGATCAGGCCCTTGAAGCGCTCAAGATCTTGGACATGCAGGTGGACAATTTGATGGCCGAAAACAAGGCCCGCAAGGTAGGCGCTGGGCATCTGGACAAGCGCATCAGTGCGCTGGGCGAGGACGTGGTCCTGCTCAAGGCCCTGCGCAACGTCGTGACGCCCGAGGAGGCCTCGCGCAAGGCTGTCAACACCCAGCTCACGCAGGACCAAGCCAAGCTGGAGCAGGAGCGCGCCAAGCAGCGCGGGTACAACGCGGCCTACCGAGCGCGCCAGAAGGCCAAGGCCGAGGCTGCGGCCCGCAAGGAAAAGCGGATGGACTACCAGCGTGCCTACCGGGCGCGCAAGAAGGCCGAGCAGGCCGCTGCGCAGACAACACCGGGGGCCGCACAATGAGGTTCTTTGACTTTTTGAAACAGCAGCTCAAGGAGCCCACGCCGCTCGAGGTGATCAGCAAAGAGCTGGCGCAGGCCCATCTGGACCGCCTTGAAGCCGAAGGCGCCGTCGAGTACAGCTCGGCAGTGCTGGAGCTGAACATAGCCCGTATCGAACGATTAAACGCACGCATCAAGGAGTACAAGCAATGAAAGAAGACAACACACAGATCGACCCCACATGGATGGAGAAGACTGGCGGCTACGCCAAGGACATGACACTGCGCGACCACTTTGCTGGGCTGGCTATGCAGAGTTTGATTGCCGATGGTGCAGTGCCTGAACTTTCAGCAAGAATAATTGCTGAAATGGCATTTGCAATGGCAAACGCAATGCTTGAGGAGCGCAAATAATGCCAGCACTATTTGGATTTGCCTGCGTTGCAGCATGGCTCACGCACATCTTCACCTGCTTTGCACAGGGGCTATGGGGCTTCTTGCTTGCAGGTGCCATCTTGTTCCCCATCGGCATTCTCCACGGCTTTTGGCTGTGGTTTCACTAGGGGGAAAATCATGAACGAAGCAGATAAAAACTACATGGAGTACGACAAGCCAGACGAGGAAGAGCACCCAGACACTTGGGAGTTCCTTGGCCAGCAGATCAAGGGTCTCATCGCACTGGCGGCCATCGTGCTGGGCCTGTGGATGATCGTCGGATCGGTGGTGGCCAAATGAGAGTACGACTGAAATTTAATCCACACGGTTATTGGATTGTTGAGAGCAAGCGGCATTGGTACCGTGGATGGCAATGGGAGCAATCATTCCACGGAGACAATGCTTATGAGCGCGCAAAATTTTTTGCACAGGCGCTTAAACACCAACAGGTGGAGGAGATCAAATGAAAAAGTACCTAGAAGACCTCGCGTACAAAGCCTGCGCGGGCCGCGAGATGCGCACCACGTTGGACCAGACCCCGGCGTGGGTCTTGCGCGACGCTGAGCTGGAGAAGTTCGCCGAGCTGGTGGCAACGCATGAGCGTGAGGAGTGCGCCAAGCTGTGCCACGATGAAGCCGATGATGGCACCGAAGGTCTGTGGGACGTGTGCTGTTTTTCTTTGGCTAAAAAAATCATGGCAAGAGGTGAAGCATGAACATCATCGAACTAGCAAAGAAAGCGGGTTTTGTGGAATACGAACTTGACGATGGAACCACCGAAGCGTTTGATAAAAGGTACGCAAAGTTTGCCGCATTGGTTGTAGCCAACATTGACCCTAAGTCCTTTATGTCATGGCAAGAAGGGTACGAGGCAGGTAAGCAGAACGAACGTGAGGAGTGCGCCAAGCTGTGTGACGAAATCGGCAAAGAAAGCCTAAGTCAATGGCCTTACAGGTTCGCAAACATGATTAGAGCAAGAGGTGAAGCATGAAATATACAGACCTATTGAAAGACGCTGCTGTAATTGTGCGCGACAAATTATTATGGAAGCGTTTTATTGACGGCACACCCTTGAGTAACGACCTGCCTTTTTGGATGGCTGACTTTGCTGCCGCAGCAGTGGCACATGAGCGTGAAGAGTGCGCCAAACTGTGCGATGACATGGATAGCATTAGCGACTACTACGGGCCACGAGTTGAATTAATTTGTGCAGAAGCAATCAGAGCAAGAGGTGAAGCATGAGCAAGATGACGATATTAAGGAATAACACATGAAGCGCAAAACACCAGTAAAGCCGTTGCCGAAACACTTTTGGAAAAGAGGTCGCAGCGGGGCAGTTGTATGTCAATGCGGCAGACGCTACGGCAGTGAGTTCGATGGCCTTTGCTTTGATTGCAGAGGTGGTATCACCGCATACGAAGCCGCCCACGGCATAAAGGAAAATAAATGACAGGCTACGAATCAAAGCGCGCAGCAGCGCGGGACAAGTTGGACGATGACGATACGCAGGTATACCAAGACCACGACGATGCGCTGACGATTGCGTACCAAAGCGGCTACTACGATGGCAAGAAGGCAGCAGCGCAGGAGCAAAAACCAATGCACCCACAGTTAAAGGCAATGCTTGAAGAATACTTTGATAAATGCTTTGCTGAATCATCAACACAACGCCCTTGGGTTGGGCTGACGGACAAAGACAGAATGCAAATTCTCGACACAACCGAGGGCGACGAACGGGGCTTTGTCATGAAATTAGTGGAAGACAGACTAAAGGAGAAGAACACATGATCCCCGTGCCGCTGTATCCCGACATGCCAGTTGCCACCAACACCGCTGGCAAGGTTGTGTTCCCCAAGCAGTATTACAAGTGCCCGGACTGCGACAACATCAGCCCGTTGCGTGGTGGCTGGATCGGCTTGGTCCAGTCAGACCGGCAGGACCTGTACGACCAAGCCAAGGAAAACAACCGCATGAATTTTTACGACATCTGTAGCCTCGTAGAGGCTCGCTTACAGGAGAAAAACACATGAAAGAAGAAGTATTGGTAGACGGGTTTTCGGAAATCATTGGCGCCATTAGCATAAAAACGTCGGAGAAGAAAATTGAGTTTGTCTCCGATACCGGGTTTGGCATTTTGCTAACCAATCCGCTGAATACCGACAACGGCCAAACAATCGGTGAGCGCAACCGGGCTTGGCTTCACGCACGACTTGACGCATGGCTTGATAACATTTTTTGGGAGTAAAAACACATGAAAAACGCAAACGAATACCAGATCGGTGGGTCGCACTACAAGGACATGGCCGTGCAGCCGTGGGAAGTCATGCAAAGCGTGATGACGCACGAAGAGTTCGTCGGCTTCCTCAAGGGCAACGTGATCAAGTACAGTATGCGCCAAGGCAAGAAGGAGGGCAGCGACGATGCGGCCAAGGCCCTGCACTACTTGGCCAAACTACAGGAGGTACAGGGACTATGAGCAAGTCACAGCACCCGCGCATCCGTGAGCTGCTGCGCGAAAACCACGACGGCCTTACCGTAAACGAGATAGCAAGCAAATTGGTGCTGCAACCCGATTCGGTGCGCAACGCCCTGTTAAACATGCCTGACGCCTACATTGACCGGTGGCTCGCTGCTCGGCAGGGTAAGCGTGAGGAGGCCATCTGGTGCGTCGTGGTTCCCCCTGAAAACTGTCCCAAACCGGAGTGACCCATGTTTAACGAACTACAACGCCAACGCCTTCGTGACTTGTCCCGAGTCCGGGGCAACGCCAAGCCCGACTTCAACACCGTCAACGCGCCGCTGGAGAACTACATCGCCGAGCTGGAGAAGAGCTACCCCGAGCTGTTCCACACCTATAACTACAATTCGCGCCTTGCGCGGGTGTTCGTGGACCAGCCGCTTGGCGCCATCCCCCACGCCCGTTCTGTGCGCGGCCCCGGCGCCTGCCCCTACAACCTCATCGAGAAATAACATGACCGGAATCGAACAAGCAATACACGCCATCGGCTCACAAGCCAATCTGGCCAAGGCGCTGGGCTGCTCCCAGCAGAACGTCAGCATGATGCTGCGCAACGGCTACGCCCCCATCAAGTGGGTCCGCGCCATCGAGCAGGCCACCGGGGTCTCCCGCGACCTGCTGATCGACCCTTCGCTGGTCGACCTGCTCTCCCCCACGGAGATCTGATAGACTGCGAATGAGACTAGGGCAGCGCGCCCGAAGAGTTGGCCCCCTTACCAGCCTGTCTCACTTTTCTTTTTAAGGGTTTTGCAAGGGCAAAACATGACCAAGACATACAAAGACGCTTCGATAACGCTGACCGACGGCTCGACGCACGGTGAAAAAGAATCTGACTATTTTTTTCCGGTGTGCCCCAAGTGCGAGAACACTTACCTACACCACGGGGCCATAAGCGTTTACTTTCGGACTGACGACTCTTCCCCGACGGGAGTGCTGTCTATCTGCGCCGATGGCAATATCTCGTCGCTTTATAAAGCTCCCATGGACAACAGCCCCAGCCGCAGGCGGGATGGCTTGGCCATCGAGATGGAGTGCGAGGTATGCGGTCCCGTGGGCCGCCTCACCATAGCCCAACACAAAGGGCAGACACTCATTGGCTGGCAGAAGTAAGGGTATGGCCATGCAAAATTCAGGTCAGGGGCGTCCCCCCATTGGCCGGGTATTCAACCCCGGTAACATACCGACCGACCTCAAAGCCCTGCGCCGCTGGGCACCGTGGAAGGCGATTTGGAACGAGACACGCGGCAAGTGGGACAAGGTCCCCTACCGCCCCGAGGGCTACGGCCTATCGAGCATGCAGCCCGACCGCTGGGTCAGCTTTGACGAGGCGGTGCAGGCCTTTGAGGCCGGGGCGGGCAAGTACAGCGGCGTGGGGCTGGTCCTTACCGGCCTGCATGACGTGGTGGGCATCGACCTTGACCGATGCGTCACGGACGGCGTCATTGCCCCGTGGGCTCAGGAGATCATCGACTCGGTGGACAGCTACACCGAGCTGAGTCCCAGCGGCAACGGCCTGCGCATACTGGCCCACGGCGCCATCCCCGAGGACGTGCAGGACAACATCGTGGGGATCGAGGTCTACAACGGCCACAAGGGGCGCTTCCTGACCGTCACGGGCGACGTCCTGCGCGACCAGCCCGTGCGCTCCCCCGACCCGGCCATCCTTACCGGCCTGTACACGCAGTACCGCAAAACGCGCACCAGCGCCAGCGTCATCTCTTTGGTGATGCCAGAGCTGATCCACGAGCTGGCCCTGCCCGACGTGGTGGACATGGGCATCTCGCCCACGGCCAAGGAGTTCCTGCTCAGCGGCCCCCTTGAGACCGACGACCGCTCTGCCCTGCTCCACGCCACGGGCGTGCAGCTCTACAGCGCCGGGTACAGCGACGCCGAGGTCTTCTCCATTCTGGCCAACAACGACCACGCCTTTGAGATCGCCCTGTCCCACCGCCAGCAGGACGGCGACCGCGCCATGACCTACCTGTGGGTCGAGCACTGCCAGAAGGCCAAGCCCAAGGCCACCACCAAGGAGGCGATCCTCGAAGACTTCGACGACCTGTCCGCCGACCCGGAGGTGGCGGCCCAGACAAAAAAGTCCCAAGAGGCCAAGGCCCAGCGCGAGGACCGGTTCAAGCTGGAGACGGCAGCCGAGTTCGTGGTGCGCCGCAAGTCGACTTGGCTGGTCAAGGGGGTGATCCCCAACGCAAATCTGGGGGTCTTTTATGGCGGCTCAGGCTCGGGCAAGTCCTTCTTTGTCTTTGACCTCATGGCGGCCATCGCCCGTGGGGTGGACTGGCGTGGCCACAGGACCACCAAGGGGCGCATCTGCTGGGTGGCCGCTGAGGGGCAGGAGGACATGCGCAAGCGCGTGCAGGGCTACTGCACCCACCACGGCATCGACCCCAAGGACCTTGACATCGAGTTCATCTCGGTGGCGCCCAACTTCATGGAGATCGAGGACGCCCGCGCCGTGGTCAAGCAGATCAAGAAGCGCGGCCACTTTGACATCGTGGTGGTCGACACGCTGGCCCAAGTCATGCCCGGCGGCAACGAGAACAGCGGCGAGGACATGGGCAAGGTGCTGGGCCACTGCAAGGAGATTACCCGGCTCACCGGCGCCATGGTCGAGCTGATCCACCACAGCGGCAAGGACGAGAGCCGGGGCGCCCGGGGCTGGTCAGGGCTGCGCGCCGCTGCCGACTTCGAGTTTGAGATCATCCGGGCCGACGAGGACCGGGTGGCGTCGGTCACCAAGATGAAGGGCGGCGCCGATGGCGAGGAGTTTGGCTTTCGGCTGATGACCCTCAAGATCGGCGAGGACGAGGACGGCGATGATGAGACGACCTGCGTTGTGCAGTACACGGACGGCAGCAGGAAGACCGTGGCCGCCGGCAAAGGGCCGTCGGGAGAGCACAACGCGCTGGTGTTTCAAACCGCCAAGGACATGCTCGATCTGGGCGGGGGGAGCCCGTTAACCGAGAACGAATTGATCGCGGGGGCCGTCAGCAAGATGGAAAGGGGTGCCACAGACAAGCGCGATATGCGCGCCCAGAACGCCCGGCGCAGCTTGAAATCGCTTATTGACGGCGGGTTTTTGGCGCAGAATGAGGATGGCCACGTGGCTTTGGCGACCGGAAAGCGGGGGTAAACAGGTGCAACAACTGCAACAGCACTGCAACAGTTGCATCCTGTTGCATGTTGCAGACTGCAACAACTGCAACACACCCCTTTAGGGGTGTTGCAGTGTTGCAATGGGCCGGGCGTTGCGTTGGGGCGATATACAAAAACTATATGGTGGACGATAACAATAGAAATATTTTACAAAAAAGATGTTGTACAAGCCAAAACAGGTATATACTTCAGGCATCGCAGCAAACACTGCGGTACTTCTCAACACATACACACTGGAGTATCAAAATGGCAAAAGCAAAATTGGTGGTGGAACTCAACGAAGGTTCCGTGGACCGTCTGGGCGTGCTGCTGGCACAGATCGCTGACCTGACCGAGCAGGCCGAGGCGATCAAGGACGCGATCAAGCGCGGTGGCCAGTCCGTAGAGGGCAGCCTGTTCAAGGCCACACTGGTGGACTCTGACCGCAAGATCTTCGACAAAGAGTTTTTTGTCCAGACCTACGGTGCCGAGGCCTACGATGCCTGCACCAAGAACACCGTCAGCGTTTCCGTCCGCGTCTCTTCCCGCTAAACCAAACCCAAGGAGCCCATCATGATCCGTTACGCATCTTCTTCCGCCCAGTCCTCTTTCCGCAGCCAGTCGGCGCTGTCCAACGAGCAGATCGCCTACTACGCCCCCAGCGTCATGGCCGCTGAGGCCCACGAGAGCCGTGGCGAGCGCTACAGCTTCATCCCCACGATCCAAGTGATCGACGGCCTGCGGGCCGAGGGCTTCCAGCCCTACGAGATCCGCCAGACCAAGGTGCGCGACGCCAGCAAGCGCGAGCACACCAAGCACATGGTCCGCATGCGCCATGCCAGCTCCATCGTCAACGACGAGGTGCCCGAGATCATCCTGCTCAACAGCCACGACGGCAGCAGCTCCTACCAGATCATGAGCGGGGTGTTCCGTTTCGTGTGCTCCAACGGCCTGATCGCCGGCGACATGTTCAACAACGTCAAGGTCCGCCACAGCGGCAACGTGGTGGGCGACGTGATCGAGGGCGCCACCCGGGTGCTCGAGGACGCCAAGCAGATCGGCAGCCGCATCGGCGAGTACAAGGCCATCACGCTGGACTACGACGAGCAGCAGGCCTTCGCCCGCTCGGCCCTGCAACTGCGCTGGGGCGATGAGCGGCCCGTGCAGGCCAGCCGCCTACTCCAGCCCAGCCGCTGGCAGGACCGTCAGGACGACCTGTGGACCGTCTACAACCGGGTGCAGGAGAACATGATGAAGGGCGGCGTCCCCGGACGCAGCGCCACTGGCCGGCGCACCACCACCCGCGCCGTGGGCGGCGTCACCGAGAATGTCAAGCTGAACAAGGCGCTGTGGACGCTGGCCGATACCATGGCCGCCCTGAAGCTGGACAAGGCCACCGACCAGTTTGTCGCCCAGTACGAGCACGCTTACCTGTAAACCAACCCGGCCCCCTCGCGGGGGCCACAACCGGAGAAGACCATGAACATCAGAATGCTGACCACCGAAGAGCGCGAGCGCTTGGCCTACATCGAGGGCTACACCNAGGCCGCAGAGCTGCTGGGCGAGCTGGTGGACGCCCACCACCAGATCGAGTTCACCGAAATGGCCCTCTTTGATGCCGAGGAAGAGCTGAGCGCCCGAGAGGAGCAAGAATAATGGCCACCAAGACCCCTAAAACGGCCCAAAACGAGCCCGTGGAGTACCGCATGCCCATAGAGGTGTCGGACTGGATTAAGCACGCTGAGAGCCGCATTGCGTACCTCACGACCACCAACGACCGGCTCAAGGACGAGAACGCAGCCCTGCGCACGGCCAACAAGGTAATGGAAGCCCGCGTCATGGGCAATTCACAGGAGTAGACGATGCCAGCATACCACCCAACCAAAGAAGAAATCCGTCTCGTCGACGAGCAGGCCACCATCCTTGAAAATACGATCAAAACGCACACAAAGGTTGTTTTTGACCAGTACGGGCCACAAGTGGCCATGGACATGCTACTGAACGCGGGTATTACCACCATCGCTGGCGGGTTGTCCTATATCGAGGGCGACGCAGAACGGCTGGGCGCCACGATCAACGTGTTCATCGCCGTCGTCCACCAACTCAAGCTCGAGATGGCCGAAAACGCCGCCGAGAGCATCATCAAGAAAGCAATGAAAAAATGACCAACGAACTAAGCCCCCTCGCCCGCCAGCTACTTGGCCACGCCAACGTCATGCCCATGTTCACCCAGAAGGAGTTCGACCGGGCACTGGCCGAGGCCAAGGCCGAGATCATGACCATCGCCATCGAGGCCACCAAGCAGGCCATCGCCATCGAGCGCGAGGAGTGCGCACGGCTGGCCGAGAACTGCGTGGACATCGAGAAGCTGCCCGACCAGATTAGGCAAAGGCTATCGGGTAAGCCCCACTGATAAAAATATTTTCCGGTAGGCATGGTTTCTACTGTAACTTTCTGTTACAGTAGGGCTGTCTTCAACACACACCCACACAGGAGAACACCATGAACAGTAAAGCAAAATACGAAGCCCTGACAGCAAAAGTAACAGCCGCTCACGGTTGGGACTTCACAGATATGTGCGTCGATGGCGAAAACTGCGGCGTCAAGGATGATGACTCTGAAGAGTTTTGGGCCGCAATGTTGGTGTCCCTTCACAGTTCGGCTGGTGAGCGTTTGAGCGCAGCCGGTATCGACCCAACCACCGTTGGTATCCGTTATTAACCCACACCCACACAGGAGAACACCATGACCAAGACCCTTCTCGAAATCGCTGTCAGCCGCCTGCACAAGGCGGGCTACCGCGCATCGCCGTCCAACATGTACGGCGGCTACATCACCGTGCTGGTGCCCGTGGACGGCGGCCACAGCCGCGTGACGATCCACCACACCGAGCTGTATTCCTTCCTCAACGCCCGCGCATAAGGAGAAAACCATGACCGAAGAGATCGAAACAGTAGTCAACACCGAGCACGGCGTGCGCGTCTGCGTTACCGAATGGGACGAGGGCGGCGTCTGGCTGTACCTCGCCGGGCGCGGCGCCAGCATGAGCACGGTGCTCACCCGCGCTGAGGCGCAGACACTGGTGGCCGGGCTGCAAGAGATACTGGCCAAGGAGGCAGCATGACCAAAGAACAAACACTGGAATTGATCGAGGGCCGAATAATGATGCTGGTGATGGCTGGCGCACAGCGGGAGGAGGATGGCTCCCCCGTGTACCAAGACAACATGATCCAGTTTGCAATCAGCGCCCTTGAGGGGCTGTACAACGACATCGAGGAGGCAGCATGATCGTCCGCACGTCCCCTCAGTACCCGCCCATCCCCGTGCGCGACTTTGACTGGCAGGCCTACGAGCCCGGCTACGAGCCCGGCGACGCGCTGGGCCACGGCGCCACCGAGGAGGAGGCCATCGCCGAGCTGCTGGCCGCTATGGGCCTGCCTGCTGACACGCAGTACACAATCGGCTAAACTGTGCCCACAACGCGCTGAGAGATGCGCTGGAGGGTACAAATGGCAACTGGTAAGAAAATGGGCAGGCCGCCGGGCGGCACGCTCTATCCGGCCAAGGAGCAGATCAAGGAGCAGCTCGTTGGTTGGATCAGCGAGGGCAATACGCTCAAGGACTTCTGTCGGCAGGACGGAATGCCGAACTATCGGACGATATACGACTGGCAGGATGAGGACGAGCACTTCGCCACAAGCATCGCGCACGCGCGCGTTATAGGGCACGATTCTATCGCCGAGGAATGCACGACGCTGGCCGACACCGAGCCACTGGCCGTGTTCGATGAGGCGGGCAACAAGCGCTACGACCCCGGCTCGATCTCTTGGCGCAAGATGCAGATCGAGACGCGCCTGAAGCTGCTGGCCAAGTGGAACCCCAAGAAGTACGGCGACGCCACCACCATCCGGGGCGACGACGCTGCACCCCTCGTGGCCGAGGTGAGCTTTGACATCTTTGGCGAGATGCTCAGGGCTGTAGCTTTAAAGCGACACGCTAGTGAGTGACATGGCCGAGCTGCTGGAGGACCCAACGGTCCGCCAGCAATATGCCCAGCTCAAGCCCGAGCAGCGTGCGCTGTTCGAGTGGCGGGCGCGCTGGCTGCTGCGGGCGCACAAGTTCCAGCTCGAGCCACTGGGCGACTGGACCATCTGGCTCCAGCTCGGTGGCCGGGGCTCGGGCAAGACGCGCACCAGCGCCGAGACGCTGGGCTACTGGGCCGCCACCCAGCCCGGCACCCGCTGGCTGGTGTCCGCGCCAACGAGCAGCGACATCCGCTCGACATGCTTTGAGGGCGAGTCCGGCCTGATGGCCGTCATCCCGCCCATACTGATCGCCGACTACAACAAGAGCCTGCACGAGCTCAAGCTCACCAACGGCAGCCTGATCAAAGGCATCCCAGCGTCCGAGCCCGAGCGCCATCGTGGTGGCCAGTACCACGGCGCATGGCTGGACGAGCTGGCCGCGTGGGACTACCTGCAAGACTCGTGGGACATGATCCAGTTCACCGTGCGCCTGATCGGCCCCAACGGCACCCGGATCATCTGCTCGACCACGCCCAAGCCCAAGCCCGTGATCATGGACCTGCTGGAGCGCGAGGGCGACGACGTCGTGGTGACCAAGGCCAGCACCTACGTGAACATCGCCAACTTGGCGCCCGCCTTCCAGAAGCAGATCCTGCAATACGAGGGCACCAAGCTGGGCCGCCAAGAGATCCACGCCGAGATCATCGACCCGGAGGAGGGCGGCATCGTCAAGCGCGAGTGGTTCAAGCTGTGGCCAGCCAACCGGCCCCTGCCCAAGCTGGAGTTCGTGCTCCAGTCCTTGGACGTGGCCACCTCGGAGAAGACCCAGAACGACCCGACGGCGCACATCACGCTGGGCATATTCAAGCCCGAGGACGGCGGCATGTGCGCGCTGGTGATCGACTGCTGGCAGGACCGGCTGCAATACCCCGACCTGCGCCCCCGCGTGGTGGACGAGTACGAGACGGTCTACGGCGACGGCAAGGAGAAGAAGCGCGTCGACCTGCTGCTGATCGAGGACAAGAGCGCGGGCATCAGTCTTATACAAGACCTGCGCCGGGCAGGCATCCCCATCATCCCGTACAACCCGGGCAAGGCCGACAAGATCCAGCGCCTGTCCATCGTGGCCAACATCATCAAGGCCGGGCGCGTCTGGATACCCGAGAGCAGCAACCGCAAGGGGTTTGTGCGGGACTGGGCCGAGGGCATGATCAGCCAGATCTGCTCCTTCCCCGAGGGCGCGGCGCACGACGACTTTGTGGACGCCATGAGCCAAGCCCTGCGCTACCTGCGCGATGCCGGGTGGCTGACCATCGACTACCCCAAGGAGTGGGTGGACGAGGACGACTACATTGACGCCGGGCAGCGAAAGCGCGAGAATCCCTACGCCGTCTAAAAACCCCAACACGATTAACAACCATGCCAACACACACAGAGGCACTGTATGACACAAAGCAAGAAGGGCCGTTCTACCGCGTCCATCCTAGCGCTATTGCGCAAAGTGGAGCGAGAACTTATGGCTTACGAGAAGAAGGTGGGGCCAGTTCCCAAGCTCAAAGCGGATCACCACGAGGCGGCGTTTCGCAACCATCTGAGGATGCGCGGGTCCGCGAACTCATAAGCAGCGGCAACACCAGAGCACACGAGGCGGCGCACGCCTACACCCAGCAGATGTTCGGCCATCCCTATGAGCCGATGACCAACAGCCCCAGCTCGCTCAAGAAGCAGGCGCCTATTGGGCAGATGTTTATGCTGGCCACCAAGAACGACCCTGCCTACAAGCAGGCGGTCTACGAGGCCTACAAGCGCCAGATGCCTGAGCACGTAGGCGACGCCAAGGACTACGACGAGCTGGTGGCCAAGGCCTACCGGCACCTGAACCACGAGACCCAGCAGCAGTTTGACACCCTGCCGGTCAACATGAGCTTTCACCGCAACGGTGAGGGCAACTACCGCAGCAGCAACGAGATGCTGCGCGATGTCTACAAGAATGGACACCTGTACGTCTTCCAAGGCGGCGAGCCCCACCTGTCCATGAACAACGTCGATCCCCGCACGGGCTTGAACGACACCGAGATGTTCCGGGCGGTCCATGATTTCTATGGCCACGCCCTGCACGGCAACCAGTTCGGGCCCAAGGGCGAAGAGCAGGCATGGGCGGCGCACTCAGGGATGTACACCCCACTGGCGCAGGCGGCTATGACCACCGAGACCCGTGGACAAAACAGCGTGGTCAACTACACCCCGCTCAATGCCCACATCAAGCAGCAGGTGCGCAAGCTGGACGAGTCCGCTTACCACGCCGCCCGCCGGGGAGACACCGCTCAGGCCGAGCGTTTCATGGCACTGAAGAAGGAGCTATTGGACAATGGCTTTACCTATGGCCCGCAGGCATCCATACTTCTGCCGCCCGAGATGAACCGGGGCGACTACTCTGGTGGCATCCCCGCCTACCTGCGCCACCTGATCAAGCCGCCCAACCCGGCAAGCGCCGAGCTGACCCACTTTAGCAACGAGCCCGACCTAACCCAGACGGACCCCAGCAAATACGGAACGGGCATCAAGGGCGCCGAGGCGGAGCGCCTGAGTGACCCTTCAGCAATTAAGAACCGCACCTACTTCTACGCCGGCAACCCGGCCAAGGGCGAGCAGGGGCTGGGAACCCACAAGTACCGCACAAGGGCCAGCGACCTGTACGACGTGGCCAGCGACCCGCAGGGGTTGCACCGATTGGCCATCGAGCACAACGTCATCCCGTTCACTGCCAAGTACAATCAGGGCGTGGCTGACCCGCAGGGGGCGTTTACGGACCTCGAGCGCATGGCCCATGAGCAAGGTTACGGGGGCGTGCTACAGCGAAACACTGGCATGCCCATGGCGGCGGTGTTTGGATCGCTGCCTGTTCGCAAAGCAACTTAGGACAAGATCATGCCCACAATTGACCAGATGCGCCGCATGCTCATGGAGCGCCAGCCACAACGGTTTGACGAGGGCGGACAGCCTGAAGACGGTTTAATTACTGACAGCCCAAGGGTTACAGCGGCCAAGGCCAACCTAAACCCTGCCATGCAGACGGTGCGCAATCCCCAGCGGATGGCGTTTCCCGGCATCTACAAGAATCCCAAAGACATCGCGGCTGAGGCCGCCGCCCGAGTAGAACCCGAGGACCCATCACTCAAGCGCCTGTTTGGCGTTACCCGTGATGACTTGTACCAGATGGGCAAAGGAAGGGTCGGAAACGTGTCTGGAGCGCTCCCGGGAGCAGCGGCCAAGCCCAAGGGTGCCAAGGCCGCTTTGGACGTCATGACGCCTAAAAACCGCCAGCGCATACTGGACGTGCTGGGCGAGTCCGAGAAGCACGAGGGGCTGGTCAAGGGCATGGACCCGTGGTACATCATGGACCCAGCCTTCCAGCGCATGGCACACCTGATTGGATTTGAGGCCGCCGTGCGCGAGTACGACAAATTCAACCACCTGATGGGCATGGCCTCCCCGGCCAGCGAGGTAATGACCGAGATCCCTCGAGGCACAGCCGCCTACGCGTTGGATACCCAAGGGCGTTTCCCCGAGTTTAAAAAGTTTGCGGGCATGTCCGAGGACACGCGCACGCGCCGGTTCCCCAAGGATATTCGCAATGTGCCCGGCCACGCCTACCACAAGACCGCTCAGGCTGGCCCCATGGAGAAGTATCTCAACCTTGGCCAGATGACCATGAAGACGCCCAAGGTGCCGTTGTACATCAGGTCAAGCAGCGTGCCTGAAGTCGGCTTCCAAACCGAGACGCCCGTGGGTGACGCCCACTGGAGCCGTGGCGTGGGACTGGCCGACACCCGCAATTGGAAGACGGTTAAGGGCAAGCTGGCCATCCCGGGCGCCAGCGTTACCAATTCCGAAATGTCTACCTTAGCCCCGTGGTGGCGCCAGATTGCCGAAGAGCTAGGAATCGAGTCGGTTCCAGCTCAGGCCCGGGGATGGGGTGCCTTTGCCCCCCAGACTGGGGTGGATACCCCTATTGGCGCAGGCAAGCTCGAGCTATTGGCCCGCAACATCATGTACACCGCTCACCGCTTAGGCGTAACCCCCGAGACGGCCCGAGACATGGTCCTGATGGGCAAGACCTACGCCGGCCACGCCGAGGGCGGCCCGGTGGGCCACGCTGAGGGCTGCGGCTGCAACACCTGCGGTCCCAGCCAAGACGAGATGCTGGCGCACGTTATGCTGCGCAAGGCCGACGGCGGCTCCATAGACATGAAGACCATTGGGGCCGAGGAGGCGCCGGACATGCCTGTGAAGGAATATGTGGCGCCCTCTGGTGGTCAGGGTTTACCCGTAGGCGGCGTGGACTTCCAACCCGAGCAGCCCGGCAAGCAGCTCATGCCCGGCGCCCCAGACCAGCCCCCGGGCCAGATCCCCGGCCAGCCCGGCCAAGTGCCCCAGCAGCCAGCCCCGCTCACCGGCCAGCCCACGCCGTCGCTGAACGGCCCGCAGGCGCCCGCGCTGAACCAGCCCAACCAGATGCTGGGCGGTCCGCCCATGCCGCCGTTTGGCCAGCCCCGTGGCCCGCAGAGCAACATCCTGTCCATGACCCGCCAAGGCCAAGCCATGCAGGCGCTGCGCCCAACACCCACGCCCATGCCCCGCATGGCCAAGGGAGGCTCGCTGTCGGTAGAGGAGATGCGTCGGGCACTGGCCAAGAAGCCCATGCAGATCCGCACCACGCATGAAATCCGCATGACGGAGCGCAGGCTGTGAAAGGCTTCTACTCACCCGTTGACAAGCTGGCCGCCGAACTGCCCCGCACCAAGGGCACCGGCGCCGAGTTCATGACGGAGCTGAGCAAGCGCCCCGGCTACAAGCCGCAGGAGGCGCAGGACCGCGACCTGCAAGCGCTGATGGCCATGCCCAAGATGGCGCGTGAGGAGTTCTTGGCCCAGCTCAAGGCCAAGCCAGCCCCCGAGCTGCAAGAGAGCACGCTCGACCAATATAGCGATGAGCCGACCAAGTATCGGGAATACACCCTACCGGGCGGAAGAAATTACCGCGAGATACTGTTGCAAATGCCGCACGATGCACAGCGCGCCAAGGAGTTTGCCGACCCAGCGTCAAGCCACTGGGATGTGCCCAATGTGCTGGCCCACGTCCGTGCCAAGGACCGCACCGGCCCCAACGGCGAGAAGCTGCTGCACATTGAAGAGATCCAGTCCGACTGGCACCAGAAGGGCCGCGAGCATGGGTACGCAACACCCGAGTCGCTGCAAGAATTCCGTGCGGTTGAGCTGCGGCACAAGCTGCTGAAACAAAAGCTCGATGAAGCCAAGGCGCAATCGGAAAGCGCTGAGAACAGCCTGAAACGCAAAGAGCCGTTGTTCCAGCAGCCCGATGTGCGTGAGCGCTACGAGGCCGCTCGGGTCAGGGCCAACAACGAGCTGATGGACTTGATGCCGCAGGTCATGAAGGCGCAGGCCGAGATGCAAGACTTTGGCCACAAGATGAACAGCATGGTGCCCAACGCACCGTTCAAAAAGAACTGGCACGAGATGGCGCTCAAGAAGATGATCCACCACGCAGCCGAGAACGGCTACCACGGGATTGTGATTACGCCGGGGATAGAGCAGTCCAAGCGCTACGATCTGAGCAGGCACGTTAGCCGCGTAACGCACATGACCCACCAAGATGACCCCGAAAGTGGTATTTTGTTTGCCTTTGATCCAGCGGGTCGACAAATAGTAGAAAAACACAATGTGCCGCATTCCGAACTGCCTGATTACATTGGCAAGGAAGGGGCTCAAAAATTATTAGAGCAAAAACCTGACGAGACCGGCTACCGCGAATTGAGCGGTCAAAACCTTCAAGTCGGCGGCGAGGGCATGAGGGGCTTCTACGACAAGATAGTGCCCAGCTTCCTGAACCAGTTCGGCAAGAAGTACGGTGCGCAGGTCAGCCAGATGCAGGTGCCCGTTAAATACCAGCTCCAAGGGCTACGGACCATGGGCGGCTACCCAGACGACGCGCCAATGAACCTGCACCACTTCCCCATCACGCCCGAGATGCGCGAGGACGTGACCAAGAACGGCGTGCCGCTGTACGCCAAGGGTGGCGACGTCCACATGGCTGGCGGCTCAATAGAAGACATACAAGACACTGCCCGTCAGAACGATGCGTACCAAGATCAGGAAAAATATCTTCAGACTAAAGATGCAATGCCTGACGTAGAAATGACTAGCAATTTGCCCGAAGGCACCAACGGGATGTTTACTTCATTAAATTTGCCCATAGGTAAAGGTCAATTAAAACTTAACAAAAACACTTCTAAACAAGTGCTCCCGTCAGTTTTGACACATGAACTGGCGCATGCCGCAGATCGACAGATGATGCAACAGGCGATGGAGCAAAGTATGTTTGGCAAGAGCAATCAATTTACCGAGGCCTATGAAAAACTGGTAGGGCCAGAGGGCCGAAATCGCACAGACCTTGCTCGTAAGATAAACCCATACTGGGCAACAAACAATCAGGATTACCGAGCTCTCCCACAAGAAATTGCAGCACACGGCATCGGCGCTTTTTCAGGCCCAGCTCTCCAAGATCCCGCCCCCAACCATGTGGATGCAACTGCCGCCACAGAATTTCGAATTCTTCTGGACCTTGCGCAGCGTAATGCTGATAAGGGGCCACAAGGGCTTGCCAAGATTCCAGCATTTTTTAGCAAAATTGGAAGGTACGCCAAGGGCGGCGCTGTTGAGGTTAAACCAACTTCCTACGATCCCAACCTGCAACGCAGGCACCCAGAGTTGGAAGCGGCCATACGCGGCGTCGCGGCAGGCACTACAACGCACAAGCAGCTTGACAAACTGATTGCCAAGCACAAGCCCATCAAGCCCTACGAGTTTGTGCCCAAGCCCGCAACGCTGGAAGATGCGCAACGTGGGTTAAATAAAAACCAGATAAAAGCATGGCGTGCCCATGAGGATTGGCCTGAAGGTACTCCAATAGGTGGGCGCTTGGACATTAACGCCTACGAGCACCACGGTGTCTGGGCAAACTCCATCCACGATGAGAGCGGAGAAAAACGTCCCACGTCCTATGGCCCAGTGATATCTATCAAAAATGTTACGTTCGACCCTAACCCGGGAAAGTCCGAAGAAGTTGGCACTGGTGAAAAGAGAAAGTCGCCGTTTGCCCGCATCAAAGGCGAGTTGCACCACATGACCGAGGATGAGGCTGTGCAACACATGGTTGACAACCTGCACCACCCGGATTATGCGCAAGTAGGGTACGACCCACGTCGCCACGGTCACTTCTACGACCGCAAGACTTTGCAACCGGTCACCCATTCCCCGCATGTAGTGCAGATTGGCCCGTTGGCTTTGGCGCACAAGCCTGTGTATGGCAAGCGCGAGAACTACGCCACTGGTGGCGACGTGAAGCCCGTGGGTTACACTAAAGAAAAAGTTACAGTTTCCCCAAGCCTCGACCAAATGCGTTACGAGCTGATCAGCGTGAAACACTCCAAAAAGGTTAAATGATGGACCAAGACGAAGACACCAGCCCCAACGACTTCCCGACCAACGAAGACGGCTCGGTGGACGTTGAGCTGCCCGAGGACCTGTCCGACGTAATTGAGATGCCCGACGGCTCAGCCGTGGTGAGCATGGAGACCAAGGGTCCCGAGGAGTCGCCCGACTTTTACGCCAACATGGCCGAGGAAATGGACAGCTACGACCTCGACACACTGGGCATGCGCTACGTCGATTTGCTGGACAAAGACAAGAACGCCCGCGAGGAGCGCGACAAGCAGTACGAAGAGGGCATGAAGCGCACCGGTTTGGGCAAAGACGCCCCCGGTGGTGCCAACTTCTTTGGTGCCAGCCGTGCCGTTCACCCTGTAATGGCCGAGGGATGCGTTGATTTTGCGTCCCGAGCCATCAAGGAGCTGTTCCCACCAGATGGACCAGTGCGCACCAAGATCATGGGCAAGGTCGACGACCTCAAAACCGAGAAAGCAGAGCGCAAACGGGACTTCCTGAACTGGCAAATAACCGAGCAGATCGAGGAATTCCGCGACGAGCAGGAGCAAATGCTCACCCAACTGCCTTTGGGCGGCTCCCAATTCCTCAAATTGTGGTACGACGAGCAGAAAAAGCGGCCAACAATCGAATTTGTGCCCATCGACCGCATTATTTTGCCTTTTGCGGCCTCAAATTTCTACACGGCGCAGCGCGCAGCCGAGGTTCACGAGATAACCGAGTGGGAATACAAGCGCCGGGTGTCCAACGGCATGTACATGGACAGCGCCCGCATGACTTCGGGCCAAGAACCGGAGCAAACCCGCGTCCAGAAGGCCAACGACAAGATCGAGGGCAAGCAATTCCAAGACAACGACGACGGATTGCGCAAGGTTTACCACATCTACGCCTTTTTGGAGTTTGAGGAAGACAAATACGCCAAAGGCGAGTCCGCGCCCTACATCATGATGGTCGACGAGCAAAGCTCGCAGGTCATTGGCCTCTACCGCAACTGGGAAGAGGGCGACGAGACGATGACCAAGCTCGATTGGATCATCGAATTCAAATTTATCCCATGGCGAGGTGCGTATGCGATTGGCTTACCTCATCTTATCGGTGGCCTGTCTGCCGCTCTTACTGGCGCTTTGCGTGCCCTGCTTGATTCTGCGCACATTAACAACGCCGCGACCATGCTCAAGCTCAAGGGGGCCAAGATATCTGGCCAGACCCAGCAGATTGAGGTCACTCAGGTAGCCGAGATCGAAGGCGCCCCGGGCGTGGACGACATCCGCAAGATCGCCATGCCCATGCCGTTCAACCCACCCAGCCCCGTGCTCTTTGAGCTGCTTGGCTGGCTGGACAACGCCGCCAAGGGCGTGGTGACCACGTCGGAAGAAAAGATCGCCGATGTCAACGCCAACGCGCCCGTGGGCACGACGCAGGCCCTGATTGAGCAAGGCGCTGCCGTTTATTCGGCAATCCACGCAAGGTTGCACCAGTCGCAGGCCCGCCTGATCAAGGTGCTGTGCCGCCTGAACCGGTGGCACTTTGACGAGATGCGCAAGGGCGAAGTGGTAGAGGACTTGGAGATCGAGCGCGAGGACTTCGAGCGCAACACCGACGTCATCCCGGTGTCCGACCCGCACATCTTCTCCGAGACGCAGCGCATGGCCCAGATGCAGGCCGTGTTGCAGCGCGCAGATGCCCACCCGGACCTGTACGACGCCAAGGCCGTGGAAGAGCGCTTCTTAAAGCAGATCAAGATCCCCAACATCAGCGAGCTGCTCAAGGACGTTCCGGCGCCCGAGCAACGCACGCTGGCCGACGAGAACGCGGCCATGTCGTTGGGCCACCCGTCCTACGCCTACATGCAGCAGGACCACATCGCCCACATCCAAGGGCACCTGATGTTCGGCATGGACCCCAACTTCGGTGGCAACCCGTTCATCGCGCCCCAGTTCCTGCCCAACGCCATCGAGCACATCAAGCAGCACATGACGCTGTGGTACCTGAACCGCATGAACGGCTACGTGGCCAACCTGCGCGACGGCAAGCCGGTGGACGATTACGACAACCCCAAGCTGACCGGCATCATCGACAAGCTGTACGCCACCGTTGGCCAGCACGTCGCCATGGACAGCCAGCAGGTATTCTCGCAGATCCTGCCCCAGCTCCAGCAGCTCATGCAGGCCCAGCAGCAGAACAAGCAGCAGCCCATGCTGCCGCCCGACGCGCAGGTGGTCAAGGACACCAGCATGGCCGAGACCCAGCGCAAGGCCGCCAAGGACACGCAGGACGTGCAGATCGCTCAGGCCCGCATGAAGGACGAGCAGCAGCGCGCCGTGGCCGAGATGCAGGCCAAGACGCAGAACGACGAGCGCGAGGCGCAGCTCAAGCTGCAACTGGCCGCCATGGACGCGGACACCAAGATCAAAATTGAAAATGCGCGCCTGACGCACCAGACAATCCAGCAGGCAAACGAATTGGCTTTAACGCCGCAACCGGCAGAGATGCCACCAACCCAAGGAGCCCCAAATGGCAACCAGTGATCAAGAACAACGCGGTGAGATGGTCAAGCAGCACAAGCGCATGGCCATGGGCGAAAAGCTCGACGGCAGCAGCATGCAGCCCAAGGGCGGCAGCCAGAGCAAGAGCGCGCCCAAGGGCGGCCTGAGCCACGTTAAAGCTAAGAACAAGTGATATCTGAGCTAATCCACCTCATTAAACAGCGGCAGGCCGAGATACGCCTGTCGCTGGTGGATAACCCCGTGGGGAATTACGAGGCGTACAACCGCCTTGTGGGTGAGTACCAAGGAATCCAATGGGTTTTGGATTCCCTGAACGCGAAACTCGCTGAGAACGAATAAGGCCGCGAGGCCCCAAGTGGCGCTGAAATATGCGCTTTTTATGCACTGAAATATGTGCTTTTTCGACAGGAGTGAGTATGAGTGAACGAGAGAAGATCCCCACCATTGAGGGATCTGCGGGGACATCCGACCCCGCAGAACTGGCATGGGCTTTTCCCGAGGTTAATCCGGGTCAGGCGCCGTTGGGAGGTCGCGTAATCGTGCAACTTCGCCGCATTAAAAAGCGCGCAGGTCGCATCATCATCGTTGACGAGACCAAAGAAAACGAAAAGTGGAACAACATGATCGGCAAGGTCGTGGCGCTTGGACCGCTCGCGTATAAGAACCGCGACACCATGCAGCCATGGCCAGAGGGCAGTTGGATTGAGGTTGGCGACTTTATCCGCGTCCCACGCTGGGGCGGGGACCGCTGGGAACGCAATGTGCCCGGCGAGGAGGAGCAAGAGGACCCAGTCCTGTTCATGACCATCAACGACCATGAGGTGATCGCCAAGATCACCGATGACCCGTTATCGTTCAAAACCTACGTTTAAGGAAAACCCATGGCCACAGAATCCAAACAGGAAGAGTTGTACGTCGAGGAAGGCCAAGACGGCACCGCGACGGTTGAGCTCCCAGACAATTTAATGCCCGACGAGGGCTCCGATGAACCAAAACCACCGGCAAGCGACGACAGCGGCGACGAGGACCACCCGGATGACACCGAGGCAGTCCGAGCCGCCCGCCGTGCCCGCCGACGGTCCAAAAAGGACCTGATCCGCAAGACGAACGAGGAAAAAGACGTCCGCTTGCAGTCCTTGCAACGCCAAAACGAGGAGCTGATGACCCGCCTATCCCGGGTGGAGCAGCGCACCCAGCAGCACGACGTCAGCCGGATCGACAAGGCGATGGAGGACAAGCAGGTCCAACTTGAGTATTACCGCATGAAATTGGCCGAGGCCACCAACACCGGCGACGGTCAGGAGGCGGTTAAGGCGCAGGAGGCCCTGTACGAGACCAAGCAGGCCATCGACCAGCTTGCCCACCTCAAACGGCAGGCCGACCAGCCCGCCCCAGCCCCTCAGAAGCAGATCAACCCGAGCGTGCAACGCCACGCGGCCAAGTGGATCGAGCGCAACGAGTGGTACAAGCCCGACTTGTCAGACACGGACAGCAAGATCGCCAAGCAGGTTGACGAGGAGATGACCAAGCAGGGCTGGGACGCAGGTTCTGCCGATTATTGGGACGAACTTGACAGCCGCTTGCAAAAATATCTGCCGCACCACTATAATGAGCCGTCAGATCGACGTGTACGAACTCCGAGGAACACCGTGGGAAGCTCAGGACGCGAGGCATCAGCCGCTTATGGGGGCACAAACCGCACCTTTACTCTCTCTGCCGAACAGGTCAGGGCGATGAAGGACGCGGGTATGTGGGACAACCCCGACAAGCGCGCAAAGATGATCAAGCGCTATGCAGCCGACGCACGTAACAATCTAAGGAGCAACTAACATGGAATCTCGTCTAAAAAAATCTCTATCTGCTGGTGGACGCAATGATCGCGCAAGCGAGGACGCTACACGCGCAGCCCCTGAAGAGAAGTTTATTTCTGCGCAGGAACGTCGCAAGATGTGGAGCGAGGAATTTACACAATCAGCACTGCCAAAACTTCCCAACCTTGACGGTTGGCATTTAATTTGGCTCTCGTCGACCAACAGCTACGACAGCATTGATAAGCGGATTCGCCAAGGGTACGTTCCAGTTAAGTCTGAAGAGTTACCGGGCTATGAAGATTACAAGGTTAAGTCAGGTCAGCACGTTGGTCACATCTCATGCAACGAGATGTTGTTGTTCAAAATACCGATGGATATCTACCAAGACATCATGACGTACATGCACCATGAAAAGCCCCAAGAGGAATCGGACAAAATCCGCGTCCAAATGGAGAACTTGCAGGGCGCACGGGACAGCAACGGAAAATCGCTTGTGGGTATCGAGGGTGACGGTTATGGCAATTTTGATAAGCAACCCAATCGAATGCCAGTGTTTTCTGGCTAACCCAAGGAGTTAATATGAGTTCTACCTCTTCTCCGTTTGGTTTGCGTCCTTCTTTCCACCCATCGGGTCTGGATCGGGCTGTGGCGCTGACTGACGGCATTGCTTCGGCATACGCCTCGAACATTCTGAAAGGCCAACCGGTCTATCTGAATACGTCCGGGCAAATCATCATTGCAACGACTAGCAGCCTGCTGCAAGGCGCCTTCGCTGGCGTCGAGTGGACAGACACTACTGGCCGTCGCCGTGTGTCCAACTACTGGCCTGCGAGCACCGCGTATGTGACCGGTTCGTGCGTAGCTTATTACTACAGCGACCCCAACATCGTGTATGACATCCAGTGCGATGGTTCTTTAGCGCAAACTGCAATTGGCGATCAAGCCAACTTCAGCAACATCGCCGCAGGTTCCACCACCACCGGTCTGTCGGCTGCGACCATTTCGTCCTCCTTGGCTGGCGCCGGTAGCGCTGCTCAACTCAAGATTATCGGCCTGTACAACGGCGTCGACAATGCTTGGGGTGATGCGTATACCACTGTCCAAGTTCAGATCAACCAATCACAGTACCAAGCGTCTGTGAATGCTATTTAAGGAGTAACTGAAAATGGCAGCACCAATGCGCAGTACGGACTTCCGTAGTATCGTTGAGCCTATCCTCAACGAGTGCTTCGACGGAGTCTATGACCAACGTGCCGACGAGTGGAGCCGTGTGTTCCGCGAGGAAGACGGTATCCCCCGTAACTACCACGAAGAGCCCGTCCTGTACGGCTTCGGCGCGGCACCTCAGTTGCCTGACGGCACACCGGTGACGTACCAACAAGGTGGTGTTCTGTTCCTGCAACGCTACGTGTACAAGGTATATGGCCTCGCCTTTGCCCTGACCAAAGTGTTGGTAGAGGACGGTGACCACATCCGCTTGGGACAAGTTTACGCCCGCCATCTGGCTCAATCCCTGATTGAGACCAAAGAGCTGCTGTGCGCAAACATCCTGAACACCGCGTTCAACAGCGCCTACCCCGGCGGCGACGGCACGTCGCTGATCAACACCGCTCACCCCATCGTGAACGGCACGTTCAGCAACCAACTGGCCACCGCTGCTAACCTGTCTCAGACATCGCTTGAGCAGATGTTGATCCAAGTGCGTCAAGCTGTGGACAACAACGGCAAGAAGATCCGTCTGGTGCCCCGCCAACTGGTGGTCGCCCCCGGCAATATCTTCCAAGCCGAAGTTCTGCTGAAGTCTGTCCTGCGTGCAGGCAACGCCAACAACGACATCAACCCGGTGAAATCCATCGGTTTGCTGGACGAAGGCGCTGCCGTTCTGTCTCGCTTGACCAACCCAAGCGCATGGTGGGTTCAGACCGACGCTCCCGAGGGCATGAAGCTCTTGATGCGTCGTCGTCTGGAAAAGACCATGGAAGGTGACTTCGAGACTGACTCGATGCGCTACAAGGCAACCGAGCGTTACATTCCGGGCTTCACTGACCCGCGTGCAATGTACGGTACCGCTGGCGTTTAATCGCAAATCGGCCTTGGAAGGGGAGCCGCAAATCCCCTTCTATCATTTTTAACATCGGTCAAACTTTTCAAGGAGCAGACCATGCCTCAGTTTTCAGATGACCTATTCTTAGGTCCCGCACAGACGTACATGGGTACCGGCATCCGCCCGTACACCACCACTTTCACCGGTTCGATGTCGGGCACAACCCTGACCGTTACCGCTCTTGGCCAAGGCGCGCCCATTACTTTGGGTATGTACGTTGACGGCACCAGCGTAACAGACGGAACCTACATCACCGCATACGGCACCGGCACCGGCGGCACTGGCACCTACACGATTAACCAATCGGTGTCGGCTTCCAGCACCTCTATGACTGCCCATGGCAACATCCCGTTTGACAACCCAGCCCCCATGGACTTGGGCGTTGGACCTTTGGGTCGCGTCTACATCTGGGACGTCATCCCCCAAGCCAAGGTTGCAAACAACCTTGCCACCGCCCAGTCGCCTACCGCGACGTTCACTCTGACCGCTGGCACCTCGGTGAAGGCTGTTACGCTGAACACCGGCTCGATTGGCTACGCCCTTGACCTGCCCCGCGCACTGATCTTGACTATCGGCACTGGCACCATCGCAAACCAGACCATCACGATAAGCGGCTACGACTACTACGGTCAGGCCATGAGCGAAGCGATTGCTACCGGCACAACCCAGTCCACCACTAAGACTGGCAAGAAAGCCTTCTACGTCGTAACGTCCATCACCACCACTGGTGCTGTCGGCGGTACGATTGCGGTCGGTACCACTGATATCTTGGGCCTGCCGGTCCGCGTGTTCAACGTGGCCTACGTCGCCAGCGTCAAGAGCAACAACACACTGGCACAAGACGCCGGTACGTTTGTCGCCGCAGACACTGCAACGGCTACGACCACCACTGGTGATGTTCGCGGTACCTACACCCCCGCAACGGCTTCGGACGGCATCGTTCGCACCGTGATGACCATCGCCCTCCCCGCTATTGCTGTTGGTCCTAACGCTACCCGCGTTGGAGCCCTTGGCGTTACCCAAGCATAAGGAGTAGATCATGGGCCAATTCAAACCAATGGTCAAAATGATGACCACGGAGCCTTCAGTTGAACTGAAGCTCAAAAAAGGCGGCCATGTGGCGAAGAAGGCTATGGGCGGCACCATGCCCTCCACCATGCCTACAACGCTGCCTGCTCGCGGCGGTGCGCTGCCCGCAGCGGCTCCCATGAAACCATCCATGATGGAACGCCGCAAGGCCATGGCCGGTTCGATGCTGATGAAAAAAGGCGGCAAGTTCGAGGGTTCGGCAAAAGACGAAGCCCAAGACAAAAAGCTGGCCAAGAAGCACGGCATGACCATGAAGGCTTGGGAAAAATCCAAGATGGACACCAAGCACGACAAGCAGAAGTCCATGAAGGGCCTGAAGTCCGGCGGCGCCGCTATTGATTCTGCCGAGACCAAGACCACCGTCAAGGGTAATGCTGGCAAATTTGTCAACACCAAGGTAGTGGACGGCGACAAGAACGACTCCGCAAGCGGTACTGGCAAAGTCAAGATGGGCAAGCCCGCTGGCTTCAAGAACGGCGGCGCCATTGAAGGCAATGCTGGCAAATTCTTGAACAAGGTCGTAGACGGTGACAAAAAAGACACCGCAAGCGGCACTGGCAAGGTCAAGATGGGCAACGGCGGCGGCTTTAAAAAGGGCGGCTCTATCGACTGGGAAAACCGCCCAGCCGACACGGCCAAGCCCGGCGTGAGCAACACCAAGACTGGTGAAGTCAAGGAAGCCAACGCTGGCGGCTTCAAAAAAGGCGGTGCTGCAAAAAAGCATTACGCTACGGGGGGCAGTGTTAACGACACTGGCCGCGCCGTAGCAATGCCGAAAAAGCCGGTCTCTGCCTCGATCAAGAACACCATGCAATCTGGCACCTTCAAAAAGGGTGGCAAGGTGGCCCACAAGGCCGATGGTGGCAGCTTGGACGACCAGCAGATGCCGTTGCGTGACATGAGCGGCGGCGCGTATGACCGCGCTATTGGCCCAGACCAAAGCGACATGGGGATGGCCAACGCCATCCGCAACGCACCGGGCAACGCTATGAACGCGATGATGCGGCTGTTGGGCAAACGCCCCGGCGCAGGAGCCGGTAGGGGGATGGTAAATCCCCCGATGGTTCGCAAAAGCGGCGGCAGCGCTAAGTGCTAGTAAGGTGGGGGCTTCGGCCCCCGCTTTTAATTGGAGATTGACATGGGAACTTATTCTTCCGTAACGCGCGTTGGCGCGTATGAACCTTTTGATTTACAAGTTGCTCGTGGGCAAATTGATGGTCACTCACAAATAGAGATTTTTGGCTATAGCGCCGCTATTGGCGCTACCGCACAAGGCCCAATGTGGGAAGGCCAAACTCAATCTGGCGGTTTGTACACCCCTCCCTCAACAGCGGCCGCTTTAGTGTTGGTCAGTAGCTCTGCATCAGACACTACGGCTCTTAGCGTGCGTATTGAGGGCTTGAGCGCTACCTATGCGCCTGTCGTAGAAACCATCGCGCTTAATGGCACAACCAACGTAACAACCACAAATTCATTTTTGCGCATCAATGCAATGTATGTGACCAACGGTACAAACGTCGGAACCATCACCGCAAAGATCAGTTCAACGATTTACGCGCAGATCAATGCTGGTATTGGTCAGACGCAAATGTCGATCTACACCGTACCTGCTGGCTACACTTTCTACTTGGCGTATGTGCAATACGATGCCGCAATTGGGTTTACATCCAGCGCGTATATGACAGGCCAAGAGTACAACAAGGACAACGTGTCGGGTCAAATTACTGTGACCCAGCAAACGGTGTTTGTGCAAAAGCAAGAAACGCGATTTATTGTCCCCGTTGCCCATACCGAAAAAACTGATTTGCAGTTTTGCGTAAAAGCAAGTGCTGGAGGCCCGTTGACCGCAAGTTGCTATGCAGGCGGCTACCTCATCAAGGACCCCGACTGATCATGCCAAGCAAGTCACCAGCCCAACATCGTCTGATGGAGGCCGCCGCCCACACCAAGGGCGGCTTTGGTGGCGTCCCGCAGAGTGTCGGCAAGGAATTCGTCAAGGCCGACAAGATGAAAGGCGGTGGATTGTATGCCAACATTCATGCAAAGCAGCAAAGAATTGCTCACGGCTCTGGTGAAAAAATGCGTAAAGTTGGCAGCAAAGGTGCGCCAACTGCTGACGCCTTCCGACAGTCTGCAAAGACGGTCACAGGAAAGGCTGAGGGCGGCGTATCTCTGGCTGTGGGGCGGGGTGAAAAACTATCAACAAAGGCGGGCGCAGGGCTTACAGCCAAAGGCCGAGCCAAGTACAATCGGGAAACAGGATCACACCTGAAGGCACCCCAGCCCCAAGGTGGTGCCCGCAAGGACTCGTTCTGTGCGCGTATGAGTGGCGTGGTGGAGCATTCCAAGGGCGATGCACCTCGTGCAAAGGCGTCATTAAAGCGCTGGGACTGCCCCGGCTGGTAAAGGAACAGGAATGGCTTACTCTGGCACCGTTGGACAGACCGTTATAACGGTCCAGCAACTCATTGACCATGGGGCGCGTCGGTGCGGCAAGCTGGCCGAGGAGCTTACCGTTGAGCAGGTCCAGTCGGCCAAGGAGTCGCTGTTCATCCTGTTGTCCAACATCGCCAACCAAGGCATCAACTACTGGGCCATCAACAAGCTCGTGGTGGGCCTTAACGCCGACCAGTACATCTACAGCCTGCCTGTGGGCACCGTGGACGCCCTGAACGTGCTCTACCGCACTATGGACCGCCCCAACGGGTCGTACACCAGCTCGGCGGGCGGTACGGTGGCCAACGTCTACGATGGCGACGTCAACACATACTGCCAGCAATCGTCGGCCAACGGCAACATCTCGGTGGTCTACGGCACCAACGACCCGCAGTACATCGGCTCCATCGGGTTCATGCCCTACATTGCTGGCGGCGGCTCGGCAACGTGGAATTACACGCTGCAATACTCGACCGACGGTTCCACGTGGAACACTTTGTACACCGGCACCAACGTCGCCGTTACCGACAAACAGTGGGTCTGGCAAGACATTGACCCCGGCCAAAACGTAGCGTACTACCGCATGCAGGCCACCAGCAACACCACGCTGGCCATCCGCGAGCTGTATTTCGGCACAAATGCTCGTGAATTGCAGATGGCGCGCCTGAACCGCGACGACTACACCAACCTGCCAAACAAGCAATTTACGGCCAACCAGCCCTTCCAATACTGGTTTGACCGCACAATTCCGTACCCCACGATGTACCTGTGGCCGGTCCCGTCCACGCCGTTTGTCCAGATGACGGTCTGGTACTCGCGCCAGATCATGGACGTGGGCGCCCTTTCCGGCCAGCTTGAGATCCCCCAGCGCTGGTACGAGGCCATCCTGATGATGCTGTCCCACCGCATGAGCCTAGAGCTACCAGCGGTGGACATCGGCCGCATCCAGTACCTCGAAGGCCAAGCCGAGAAGTATTTCAACATGGCCGAGCAGGAAGAGCGCGACAAGTCGCCCATATATTTTGCATCTAACATTTCTCCGTATACACGCTGATGTTCAAAGTACACTAGAGGAATGAACTTGCTACAAGGCTTCCACAATCACCACATCATTCCTCGGTACAAGGGGGGCACAAATGCGCCTGAAAACCTTGTGTTGTTGCACCCAATAGATCACGCAATTGCACATCTTGTGCGGTTTAAAATATACAAAAACCCGGCAGATGGGTGGGCATACAATCGCCTCGTCAACGGCTTAAAAGACGAGGTAATTCCCAATAAAAAGGGCATACCCAAGCCGTATTTAAGAAAACCCAAATCCGCAGAAACGAAGGCGAAGATGTCTGCTGCGGCGCGAAAATACCATGGGACAGACTTAAAACCGGTAAAAATCAAGCGAGGCGAAGAGGGGTATGTAAGCCCACTTAAAGATGTATCTCGCCCAACACCGTGGCTTGTTGGTCTAGCCAAACCTATGCCTGAAAACTTTTTTAGTAAAGGCGGTCAAGCTGGCAAAGGCCGCAAACAAACGCCTGAGCAAATTGCCAAGCGTATGGCCGCTCGACGCGCCACCTTGGCTGCGCAAGGAAGGACTGTTTAATGCCCAAATTCCTGAACACCGAGGGCCTGACGTCAGTAGCGATCGCCGTATGCGACCGCTGCAAGATGAAACGCGCCTTTGTTCAGCTTGGTCCAGACCCCAATTTTAGTGGGCTTCGAGTGTGCGATCAAGGCTGCGCAGACCAACTGGACCCCTACCGTCTTGCCGCCCGGCAGACAGAGCGGATAAACTTGAGGTTCCCGAGGCCCGATGTCAGCGTCGCCGCCAATGATAACTTCTTGATCGCCACTGGCAACAACCAGCTCCAGATCTCGACTGAGCAGAACACGCAGACGCCGACGCAGACAGGGAACAAGGATACGATTGCCCCTAGCCCACCTAGCAATACGAGCACATAATGTCCGCACAAGTAACCATCACCCAACTGCCCTCGGCTGGTGCCATCACCGGGTCGGAGCTTGTCCCAATCGTCCAAAATGGCGTAACGGTCCAGACAACCACGGGCGCTATTTCTACGCAGCCGACCCAGACCCAGACGTTTTTGACGGCTACTCAGCAGACTTCGCTGGCCAATAGTCGTTACGTCACTGCGGGCACCGGTTTGTCGATCAACGACGGCGGCGCGGGCTCGTTCTTCCAAGTTAATCTCACGGGCGCGGCTTTAAGCCTCGATAACGCCGCTGGCGGCATTATCGTGAAGGACTCGGCTTCTACAGTAGTCTCGCGCTCTATCGCCGTCTCTGGACCCGGTTTAAGCGTCTCTAACGCCAATGGCACTGGCGGCGACCCAACTTTGGCGCTCAGTGGGCAAGTATTGAACTTTGCCAACGCCAGTTTCAACGGCATAGTAACGCTCACCACGGGCGGAGCGGTGTCCTTCGCCACAATTACCGGCACGGCCAACCAGATCGGCGTTACCAATGGGACCGGCGTAGGCGGCAACCCCACGGTGTACATTGTTGATAACGCGGTATTCCCCGGCACTGGCGCCATCACAGTCCCCAATGGGTCCACGGCCCAAAAACCTGCGGGATCTGCTGGCCAGATACGCTACAACACCAGCAGCCAAGTCTTTGAGGGCTACGCCAACGGGGCGTGGAATTCTTTCTCGTTGGCTGGCGGCGTATCTACTTTTAGCGCCGGGTCCACAGGATTTACGCCAAGCACGGCCACGGGCGGCGCAGTGACACTGGCTGGGACGCTCAATGCGGCTAGTGGTGGTACGGGAGCGACTACGCTAACTGGTTACGTGTACGGCAACGGCACTGGCGTAATGACCGCCAGCACCACGATCCCAAGCACGTCAATTACCGGCTTGGGCACCATGTCCACCCAAAACGCCAGCGCGGTGGCCATTACCGGCGGGACGATTACGGGCTCGACAATCAACAACACCGTTATCGGCGGCTCGACACC